CTAGTTCAAAAACTTTTTCAAGAGTTGGTGTTCCTTCAGGTACAGCTGCTCCATAAGCAGAAGTTGTAGTGTCTACAAACATTTCAGGGTTTCTAGCTTTAGCTTCTTCATAAGTTAACATTCTTTCTACCTCTGGTTTTTCCATAGGTAAAACCATATCATCACTACCTTCAGCTAAACCAACTCTACCACCTTGATTTAAACCCATATCTCTTTTAGTTCTTGCTAATGCATCTTCATAAGATTCATAAATATTTGGCGTTGTGCCTGAAGTTGGTAGCATACCAGGTAAACCTAATACTTGACCTTTTTGTATTCTTTCCGCTTCTGGTATTCCTTGATCAATCTGTCTTTGTAATTGATTTTGATAGTAAATATCATAAGGATTTCTAGGGTTAGTGCCATACATATCCTCATATGAAGCAAATTCAGGATCATAATTAGGGTTTTGTATACCATCAACAGATTGATTATATTTGTACATTATATCTTGTGGATCGCCAGTTAAAAGATAATCCATATATGCTCCTGGATTCATACCTCCTAAAGTTGCGGCTTCTGCTTTATAAGCATCTCCTCCAAAAAGTTCAGGTAAAGTTTTTACACCTCTACCATATGCTTCTATTTGTTTTTGTTCTAAAGCTTGATAGTAAGCTTTAGCTTTAGCTTCTCGAGCAGCTGCAGCATCTATAGACGCTTGTTTGTTAAAAGTTGAAGTTGTTGGAGCAGCTTGATTTCTTCGTTCTTGTGCATAGTTTGAAGCAATAGTATTTATTATACCTGCTCTATTTTTAGAATCATAGCTCATAACATTAAAAGGATCTGAAATAGCACCAGAAAAATTAAAACCAGCTGCACTTTGAACAGGCATAGAATTAAAATTTTTTGTAATAAAAGCTTGTCTATTTGGATTAGAAGTTGAAGATCCTTTACCAAAATATGAATCTAATTCTTGTGTAGCTTTTTGAACATCTCTGCCTTTTTGCAACTGTTCTTGATTCTGTGCTCGTTGCGCGTTGTTAATTGCTCTGTTCTGTGCTGCAGTGTTAGTCATACTAATACCACCACTACCATTTGCTAAACCTACTCTACCACCTTGATTGTAGCCACCCGCGCCTTCTGTTGCACTTGCAGTGTATTCTGCTAAATTCTGTTGAACAAGCCTGTCCAAGTCTGCTTGCGACATACCTGGATTACTTTGTCCAAGATACATTTTTAAATTTTTTTCAACTACTGGTCTTCTTCTAGCCATATACTGTGAAAAACTTTCTCCAGATTGTTGTGGATCTTCGGCAAATTGACTTGCTATAAAAGATGCTATAGCTGTTCCACCTCCTACAAGTAATTGTCCTTTTAATATTTCTCCAGCTGTGCCAGATTTACCTAATGTTTTAATTCCTTTACTAACAATATCACTACCTTTTTCCATAAACTTACCTGGTAGTTCTTTTAAAGATTTTATTGCAGAACCACCTGGTGTCCTCCCTGCAAATGTTTCCATACCTTTACCAAAAACTTTACCACCTGCATAAGTTCCAATACCTTGTTTAAGTGCATCACTCATACTACCTGTTTTATCAAATCTTCCTATACCTCTCATCAATCCACCTATGGCTGGATTAAACATAGCAACAAGTGGTGCAGCTTTACTTGCAACACTTGCTAATTCATTTGGAATAATTTTTCTAATTCTTTCTTTAACCCAACTACCAATACCATATCCTTGTCTAGCATTTGTAATGCCACCACTAGCTCTTAATTGTCTACGCATATGTCCTCTTGATATCATAATTTTTGTCTATTGGTTAAAGCAGGGATTGTACCTGAGTTTATATTATTATCTGTTTTTAACAGAAAAATCAAGACTATGTTGTAACTTCTCTAGGCTTAGATTCTAAGGCTGATAAGATAACGTGTAGTCTATTGGCTGTTGCCGCAGTCACCTTTAGTATCTCACTTTCTTGTAAGACCAAAGGAGCTGTAAGTAATTCTATTGTTGCATTAGCACCTACTGCTTTAGTTTTAAATACACTAAATACATCACTACCTGCAGTAATCGTCACTGTTATAGTGTCCGCATTACCAGAGTCTTCTGACACTAATATTGATTTTACAATAGAAGTTGTAGCAGTTGGAACTGTGTATAGTGTTGTAACACTTGTTGCAGTTAAATCTACTTTTTTATTTAAGAATGTATTAGCCAAGGTAGTAAGCCTCCGCTTCTGACTCGTCTTTTAAATCTTGTTGAAATGTTGTATTTAATTTTTGCACAATACTATCTATATCTCTTACAAATGATTGTTGTATTTGTTGATCATATTCTTCGTTTGGTTGTGTAAGGGATTGTACAATTCTAGCCATTATCTTCTACCATCTGGTTGATAATCAATTCTAAATGTACCAAGTTTCCAAAACTGACCTGTGCTAGTGTTATCTATTTTTAATGATATTGATCTAGCTCTTGCTCTAGTATCAATTTTCTGTGTACCTGATGTCACCGTAAACGGTCCTAATGATGAACTAGCTGCCGTGTCATTTGGAAAGTCTTTTAAATTTAATGTAATTCTTGCGTCCCCAGTTTGTGCTAAGAAATCTGGTATCACTCTTCTTATTTTCATCATAAACTCACCATCACCCTGTAATCCTTGTTGACCTATATCAAAATCTCCAGATTCAATACTTGCAACAATAGCTGTTATTGCGCCTTCTTTAATTTGATTTAAACCTGTCTCATGTTCAAAGTATGTAGATACACCATCTGTGCAACCAATAACATGGTTATTATCTGTTGTAGGTGTTGTACCACTTGCATTATATTCTGTTGCGTGAGGTTTACCAAATACTGCAGAATCTTGCCACGCGGTTCTAGCTAAGGTACCTGTAGTCCATACCGGACGCTCGTTGCTCGAGTCTAGATAATTGTACGCAACCATTCTATTAACTGTGCCTGATCCAGAGTTAGGATAGAACCACATAATCTCACCAAACAAATTATTTAACCCAACATTAATATGTTGTTTAGGAATTGTGTTAATGTCATCAAATACATGATCTTCAACTAAACAAGGTAATGATTCTAATTTACCTGTGTATCTAAAGAAACCATTATCAGACATCCAATATGCTGTACCATCAACTTCTACGGCTGCATTCTTACCAATCAATCCACAGTTAGTACCTACTTGTTGGAATTGAAATGTAAATGGTGGTCCGACAAATCTCATAATAAATAATGCTGTATCGGTCCAAACATAGATAGCATCTCTACCTCTGATAGCTCCTACAATTCTAGATCCATCTGCAAGTCTCTGTGTACCTGCGGTATTAGTTGAACTTGGCGTGTAGGTATTAATATCTTCTTGTGACGAGAATCTTATAAACATTGGGTCTTGAGTTGTTTTATCTCCAATAGTTGTTTCTGTGCCAAAAAAAAGTAAGTGTCTATCTGGTGTTGATACCATACTAAACTGTGATGCTGTAGGTGCACCTGAAATAATTGTTGCTCTGGTGTTATTAGCAGCAGTAGGATTTGAATCCCATTCAAAACTTTCGCCACCCGTTATTGTTGCAATAAGTTTGTTACCAAAATTATCTAATGACCATAAACCAGGTGCAGTTACAACGTCACCTGATACTGCTGTATTCCAACCTGCGTATCCTGAAGAGTCTTTTACTTCTGCTCCTGAAGAATGTATTGCTGCTGTTGTACCTACAGCTCCTCTAGTTAAACCTGTTAAAGTATTACTAGTAACGCCTGTGTAAGTAATTAGTTCAGAGCCAATTTGCACTGTTCCCGATGTTGGAAAAGATGATGCACTCGCTAGTGTTAAAGATGTAACTGATGCATTAATTCCTGATGCAAGTGTTGATGTAAATGTTCCTGATTCTGTACCACCCCATTGACCTAATCCCCAACCTGTTGATGCAACTTCTTGAGCCACCCCTACTGAAAAATAATGTTTTACTCTAATACCACCAGAGGTGCTTGCACCTGATCCTGATTCATTAGATGCCATAGTAAGTGTTAATGTAGTTGTTGTTGGTATACTTGTTACTTGAAATTTGTTGTCGTTAAAATTTGCTGAATTAAAATTAGAATTTGTTATAGAGGTAAAATTATCCAATAATAAAATATCACCTTTGTTTGCATTGTGTGCTGATGCAAAAGTTAATGTTACAGTTGCTGATCCATTAGTTGTACTAAATGCTGATGTTAAAGTTGTAGTAGATTTAATTGGGTGTATGTCATAAAAAATACCACCAGAATAAGCATACAATATTCTATTAGTACCAAGCACTGCGTACTTAATACCTGATGTATTTACAAAATGGTGAATAGCTGTGTTACGACCTGTAATATCAACTGAACCTAATTGAGCCCAACCGCCTATTTTTTCTGGTAAGCCATACCTAAATCTAACATTGTCACCATTAACCCACTGACTCTCGCCGCCAGTTGATGTGACTTGTTTATTAAATCCAGGTGCAAATTTTACTTTTTGTAGCATAATTATCTTGCCGTTGCAGGCACTCCTGTTGATGTTACAAATGGTTGTTCAGCGAAAGCCATGTAAATAAAATTATTAGCACTATTTATTCCACCATAAGTTGATCTTGGTTTAAAACCATTACTTAAAAAATCTAC